AGTTTTAGGGAGAGGACTTGGAATTGCAGCATCACCTGCATTACTCGCACCTTTTATGGCTGGAGATATTGCTAGTCAAGTTGCAGAAGGAGACTCATTTACAGATATAGCAACAGATCCATTAAACTATTTGTATCCGGCATTTGCAGATCAAACACCAAAATTAACTAGAGGATTAAATCCAACTCTTCAAAAGGTAGCTAGATTAGGTTTACGTGGACCAGCATTAAGGTTATTATCTAGAGCAGGAATAGGTGGATTTGCAGCTTCTGCAGTGATACAAGGTATGGACTTATTTGATGACTAAAAAACTAACAACGACGATACCACCACTTCGAGGACCAAACCCACAGGGGTTGAATGTTCCTGGAAAAAAGATTATAGTGGTGAAGAACTCGGAGAAAAATAATGGCAGATATAGACAAAGCTTTACCCAACGTAGAGCAGGAAATAAAATTACCTAGCGAAGAAGAGATAGCGGAAGCGTCTCAAGGAAATATTGAAGAACAAGTTGGACCTGAAGATGTTCAAGTAGAACAAGATGAAGATGGTGGAGCTACCATTACTTTTGATCCAGAAGCTGTAAACCAACCAGGAACTAACGAACATTTTGATAATTTAGCAGACTTATTACCAGAAGATGTTTTAGGTAGTTTGGGTTCTGAACTTTATGAAAATTATATGCAATACAAAGCATCAAGAAAAGATTGGGAAGATGCTTATACTAAAGGTTTAGATTTATTAGGATTTAAATACGAAAACAGAACACAACCGTTTACAAATGCAAGTGGTGCAACTCATCCTGTATTAGCAGAAGCGGTAACACAATTTCAAGCACACGCTTACAAAGAATTACTTCCAGCAAATGGTCCAGTACACACCCAGATTATGGGTGTGATTAATAGACAAAAAGAAGACCAAGCTACAAGAGTAAAAAATTTCATGAACTATCAACTCATGAACGTGATGAAAGAGTATGAACCCGAGTTCGATCAGTTACTTTTTTATCTCCCTCTCAGCGGCTCTGCATTCAAGAAAGTTTATTACGATGAACTACTTGGTAGAGCCGTGTCCAAATTTGTTCCGGCAGATGATTTGATAGTACCTTACACAGCCACATCTTTAGAAGATGCAGACGCAATTGTGCATGTTTTAAAAATGTCAGAAAATGACTTAAGAAAAAAACAAGTAGCTGGTTTTTATAGAGACATAGAAATCACACCTGGTTATTCTCAAGAAACAGAAGTAGATAAAAAAGAAAGAGAATTAGAAGGGGTTAGAAAAACTAGAGATGAACAAATGTTCACTATTCTAGAAGTACATACTAATCTTGATCTTGAAGGTTTTGAAGATAAAGACATGGAACAAAACCCAACAGGAATAAAACTTCCATACATTGTAACAATTGATACATCGTCAAGAGAAGTTTTATCTATTAGAAGAAACTATAAAGTCGAAGATCCACTAAGAAATAAAATTGAATACTTTGCACATTTTAAATTTTTACCTGGACTTGGTTTTTATGGATTTGGTTTAATTCACATGATTGGTGGATTATCAAGAACTGCAACGAATGCACTTAGACAATTATTAGATGCTGGTACTTTTTCAAATATGCCAGCTGGATTTAAACAAAGAGGTATTCGTGTTAGAGATGAAGCGCAATCGATTCAACCTGGAGAGTTTAGAGACGTAGATGCACCTGGCGGAAACATTAGAGACGCATTTATGCCTTTACCTTTCAAAGAACCATCAGCAACATTATTACAACTGATGGGCATCGTAGTAAACGCAGGTCAACGATTTGCCGCCATAGCTGACATGCAGGTCGGTGACGGCAACCAACAGGCCGCTGTTGGAACGACCATTGCCCTCTTAGAGCGAGGCTCCAGGGTCATGTCAGCCATACATAAAAGATTGTATGTGGCACTTAAAAAAGAATTTGTTTTATTAGCTGATGTGTTTAAACAATACCTACCACCAGAATATCCTTATGATGTTATCGGTGGACAAAGAAATATTAAAGTTGCAGACTTTGATGACAAAGTAGACATCATGCCTATAGCTGATCCTAATATATTTTCACAATCACAAAGAATTAGTTTGGCTCAAACTGAACTACAACTTGCAATGTCAAATCCTGGAATGCATAACATGTACGAAGCATACAGAGATATGTACACTGCAATTGGTGTAAAAAATATTGATAAAATTTTACCACCACCTCAACAACCTATGCCAATGGATCCAGCGGCAGAAAATATTATGGCAATGAGTGGTAAACCTTTCCAAGCATTTAAGGGTCAAGATCACAGAGCACATATAACTTCGCATTTAAATTTTATGGCAACTAATATGGCTAAAAATAGTCCACCAGTTATGGGTGCATTACAGAAAAATATCTTTGAACACATTTCTTTAATGGCACAAGAACAGTTGGAAATAGAATTTAGAGATGAAATTCAACAATTAATGCAGCTTCAACAAATGGCACAACAAAATCCACAAATGGCACAGAGTCCTCAAGTTCAACAACAAATTATGCAGTTAAGTATGGCTATTGAAGCAAGAAAAGCCAAACTAATTGCAGACATGACTCAAGAATTTAAGGAAGAAGAAAACAAAATCATGGGTGATTTTGGAAACGACCCTATTGCTAAACTAAAAGCAAGAGAATTAGACCTTAGAGCCATGGATAATGAGCAAAAAAGAGGAGAAGCAGAGCAAAGATTTAACTTAGATAAGACAAAAGCTATGATGAACCAAGGAAATCAAGAAGACAAGCTTGAACAAAACGAAGAATTGGCTAGACTAAGAGCTGATACGTCTATTGAAAAGACGATTTTAAGTAAAACAATTCCATCAGCACCGAAAATGGATGAAATGCCTGGAAATGTTGCTATAATTAGAAACAGAGGAGAATAAATTATGAAAAAAACTAAAAAAAACAGTCACGCAGGCATGACTCATGTAGATCATGACATGTTCTTGAATAAAGACGGTTTACTGAATGGTGGAGTTAAAGTTGAGGTGTCAAACCCTACTGAGACTCAGTCAGTTCAAGTAAAAGGTCAAAGAAGAATGCTTGCTGAAAAGAAAAGTAAAGCTGACTGGTATTAATCATGTGGTTATCGGCAATTAAATTAGCCGTTTCTGCTGGAAGTAAAATTTATGCTAACAAGCAGAGAACGAAGATGGCTATGTCAGATGCACAGTTAATGCATGCTGAAAAGATGGCCCGAGGTGACGAAGCTTACCAAGGAAAATTGCTAGAAGCTAGACAATCGGACTGGAAGGACGAGGCGGTCCTCATAATTTTGAGCACGCCCGTGATGATTTTGGCCTGGGCAGTGGTATCGGATGATCCAACAGCAATGGACAAGGTAAAATTGTTCTTTGATATGTTCTCGCAGCTCCCGTCATGGTTTACAAACCTTTGGATACTTGTAGTCGCGAGTATTTATGGTATAAAGGGAACACAAATTTTCCGAAATGGAAAAAAATAAGGAGATAAAAAATGGCAAAGAAAAAACTAAAAAAACTTCTTAAAACAGTAGCGCCTATGTTGGCAATTGCTGGTTTAGGAAAAGCTTTCATGGCTAACAGAAATAGAAATGCTATGCTTGAAGGTGCTGACGCTAACGATGGTTTTCTTAATTCTATGATTGGTAAAGTAGGTAGAAAAAGAAGTGTTAACCCTGCTGAATTCTTAATTGGTGTTGGCGATGACCCTGGTGGAGCTATGCTAGATGGATACCCAATTCAAGCTGGTGCTAAAAAGGGTGGTAGAATTGTTAAAACTAAAAGAGGTGGCAGAGCCGTAAGAAAAGCAAATAGAAGTAAAAAAAAATAAGGTTACTTATGACAAAACCATTACCTAAAGGTAAAAAAGGAAAAGGAATAAGAAAACTTAAAAAAGTAGCTCCACAAGTTGCAAAACGAATGGGTTACAAAAAAGGAAGAAAAGTCTGTGGCTAAACTTTGTGCAAAAGGTAAAGCAGCAGCAAAACGTAAATTTAAAGTTTACCCTTCTGCGTATGCAAACATGTACGGCTCTGCTGTATGTTCTGGTAAAATAAAACCAGGTGGAAAAAAGAAGAAAAAATCCAAGAGAAAATAATGGCTGAAGGTGGTCTAAGAAAATGGGTCAAAGAGAAATGGGTAGACATCGGAGCTCCGAAGAAGAACGGCAAGTATCAACCTTGCGGTCGATCGAAAGGGAGCAAAAGAAAATATCCAAAATGCGTCCCACTTGCAAAAGCCACACGGATGACAAAAGGCGAAAAGGCCTCTGCTGTCAAACGAAAGAGAGCTGCGGGTAATCCTGGAGGAAAACCCACTAATGTTTCAACATTTACAAAAAGAAAAAGAATGGCATTTGGAGGTAGGGTCTAATGACAATTAGAAAAACTACTAAAGGTCCAGGTGCTAATTATAGACCAACAAAATCTGGAGCTGGAATGACAGCTAAAGGTGTAAGAGCTTACAGGAGAGCAAACCCTGGAAGTAAATTAAAAACAGCCGTGACTGGAAAAGTGAAGCCAGGATCAAAAGCTGCTAATCGTAGGAAATCATACTGCGCTAGATCACTAGGACAATTAAAAAGGTCATCAGCAAAAACAAGGAACGATCCTAACTCACGAATCCGACAGGCAAGACGAAGATGGAAATGCTAGATCGTTTAATATACAAATTTTTTGAATCAATTGATAATTTGTTTATTAGTCTAGGTCATATCTTTGAAAGGAGAAAAAAACGTGAGAAGATCAATAATAGACGCACTAAGAGCTAGGTATGAAGCTGAGATTGCAGAAGCAGATGCTACTGCAAATATTTATTTAGATAACTCAGTTGGTATTGGAGAACACCCTCAACACCTAGAAGAAGTAAATAAACAGGTTGAAAAAATAGCTAATGCAAAAGAAAAACTAGATGTATTAGATGAGTTTGAACCTGAGAAAGGAGATAGTTTATAATGGATTTTGTAGAAAAAATAAGAAGAATAATTAAAATGAGACATGATGATGTTGTACTTGCAATGACTTCTGGTGCTGTTGACAATATGGAAAAATACCAGTATATGTTAGGACAAATACGAACTTATCAGTATTTATTACAGGAAATATCCACCCTGCTAAAAACAAAGGAGCAAAATGACAGTGAAGGAACAATTATCAGCATCAAAGGAAAAGATAGTCCTACCAAATAAGACTCTCGTCGGTGTTGAACCAACAGAAAATAAAAAAGAAATCAACGAAGAATCAAAACTCCCTGAACCTACAGGTTGGAGAATTTTAGTTTTACCTTTTAAACAAAAAGAAAAAACTAAAGGTGGTTTAATTTTAGCAGATGAAACAGTAGAACGATCACAAGTAGCATCGACTTGTGGTTTAGTTTTAAGAATGGGTCCACACTGCTATGATAAAGAAAGATACCCAGAAGGACCGTGGTGCAAAAAAGGTGATTGGATTATCTTTGCAAGATATGCTGGATCACGAATTAAAATCGATGGGGGTGAGATAAGACTTTTAAACGACGACGAAGTTTTAGCAACCGTGGAAAACCCTGAAGATATATTCCACGAATTTTAACAATCATAGGAGATACTATGCAACAAGAAGAAAACAAGGTAGTTGATATTGACACATCTGGTCCAGGTGCGGAAATAGAATTACCCGAAGAAAAAAAAGAAGACGTTGTAGAACAACAAACAGAGGACACAACAAATGAAACACAAGATCTTAAAGACGGCGGTAGCGCCGATGACACACCTGAGAAATCTGATGAGCAGTCTGATGTTCAAGGGAGTGATCAGCAACAAGACAACAGTAAGCAAATTGAAGAGTATTCTGAAGGCGTTAAAAAGCGAATAGCTAAATTAACAAAAAGAATGCGTGAAGCTGAAAGGCAAAAAGAAGAAGCTTTACGTTTTGCTGACAGTGTTAAAAAGGAAAGAGACCAATTTAAAACTACAGCAGATTCTTTAGACAAAAATTATGTTGCAGAAATGGAAGGAAGAATTACTTCTTCTATTGCAGCGGCTCAAGAAAAATTAAGAGCTGCAAGACAGAACGATGATTCTAAAGCTGAAACAGAAGCTTTAGCTGCTATTTCTCAACTTGGTTATGAACAAGGAAAATTAGCTGAACTAAAGACCCAGCATCAAATGCAGGAAACAGCGGCTAAAGAAAAACCTGTTGAACAACCATTATATCAACAACCACAAGCACAAGCACAAGTAGCGGCTCAAACTCCTCCTGATCCAAGAGCAGAGGAATGGGCTGAAAATAATGAGTGGTTCGGTAAAGATAGTGCAATGACATATACAGCGTTTGATTTGCATAGAAAACTTACCGAAGAAGAAGGAATTGACCCTAGGTCGAGCGAATATTACGCAGAAATAGACAAGAGAATAAGACTTGAATTTCCGCATAAATTTGATAAACCTANGGACAANCCNNTTAGTAAACCTACACAAACCGTTGCCTCTGCAACGCGTAGTTCAAAGACTANNCGTAAATCNGTGAGACTCACATCATCNCAAGTAGCAATTGCTAAAAAATTAGGTGTGCCACTAGAAGAATATGCGAAACAACTTATGAACACGAAGGAGGTATAGGCATATGGAAAAAAAACAACCAACTCGTGCGAGCCAAACAAATAAAAGTGATTCTACAAAAGTAGAAACACAGGCAAAAACGGTAGCTCCAAAAGAGAGACCTAAAGTTTGGACTCCACCATCGTACTTAGATACGCCCAACGCGCCAAATGGATATAGACACAGATGGGTCAGGATAGAAATCCAAGGATTCACTGATACAAAAAACATACAAGGACGCTTAAGATCCGGGTATGAATTAGTTAGATCAGATGAATATCCTGAAGAGGACTTTCCAACTATCGCAGATGGCAAATACGCAGGGGTTATCGGGCACGGAGGCCTTGTGCTGACAAGGGTACCAGAGGAGATCGCGCAGCAAAGAACTGAATACTATGCTAAACAAGCACAGGATCAGCAGGCTGCAATAGATGCCGATCTTGCGAAGGAACAGCATAAGAGTATGCCTATCAATGTTGATAGAGATACTCGTGTAACCTTCGGTGGTTCAAAGAAAAGTTAATTTTTTAACAATTCCGAAACCAGCGAATTAACCGTACTGGAGGCCTGAAAGGGCAGGTACATTTAAGGAGAAAACGTATGGCTA